CCCTGTAGCGGATGCAAAACCGTGTCGCTCGTCTGATCCTGCCTCTTTGTTTACCTTACTCATAGTAAAATCAATAGCCATCTTTACAAGTCCTGCAATAGATAATCTAGCTCCGATCTTAATATCAGTAGCACATACCTTAGTATTATCTCCGCTCTTATCCATCTCTCCAGATAACTCTACCTCATGGTATACGCTATGTGCTGGATCATAATATCCAAAACAATCTAACGGATACTCGCAAGCGTGAAAACCTGTATCACAGCACTCCGCTCTTTCTGTGTGAAATTCCTTACCCTCCTCATACTGATAACCTCTACAGGTAAGATCCTTGTTAAATCCTTTAAATGCTCTCATAGATTTTTCTCCTTTTCTGTGTGTGTTATTTTTATTGATAAATAACTTAATCCTCAATATGAGGAAAATTTAGATAGTTTTTGAAAAATATTTTATTTACTGTTTTCCATTCTTTCTCTAGTACGGTTTACCTTAAAGGTCTTAACCGCTAAGAGCTCATCCTCTGGGATCTGGAGGAGATACTTTACCTGCTCCAGCATTAACTCTACATCTGCAATCTCCTCTACTAAGTTATCTCTGGCAATAGCTTTTTTATCCTCTGCTACAGGCTGTCCTAAGCCTGTTTCTACTCTGCGGTACTTGTTTACCGCCTGTATGAGCTCTGCACACTCCTCTACTAACTGGTTACTCTGTGCCTCATAGCCATAGTACTTAGCTGTTTCTAAGTTCATCTCTCTAATTTTACACATATTACTCATATACTTCCTCTATAGTTCTTCTTACTTTGTCTATGGCTCTATTCCAGCCTAACTCTATATCTCCTACTGCTCCGTTTAGAATATCCTCAAAAGGGATCTCCTGTACCTGCTTTACTGCCTCTCTTGCCTTTAAGAGCTCCTCCATAAAACTATCCTCAATGAGGTAATAATCTTTAGGATCTCCAAAAGATACAGCTATTGCATAATCGGATTTTCTCATAGCTAAGCTCTGCTCCTTAGCCTTATCTATCCAGCTCTTTTTTACTGTGATACTCTGGCTAGGGTTCATCTTTGTTTTTGCCTCTATAAAGAGATCTCCTGCTATTACATCCCCTTTTAGGAATGGAGTAGATCCAGATCCTACTACCTGCCTACCTCCTATAGCCTTAGCTATACGCTTTTCCTGTTTTGAGCTCTTAGCTCTTGTACTATCTTTCAATCTCTATCTCTGCCTCCATGTTTAAATACTGATCCCTAAGTTTTCTCCATAAAGCCTCCCTAACCCTGCCTCTAAAGAAAAGAGGCTTTACCTCATATACCATACTAATTACACTTATACTATTCATAGCATCCAGCATACTCCATCTACCATCACAGGCTCTAGCGTTAGCCCACCCTGTAAACTCCTTAAATGTACAATCCTTAATTTTCTTTTTCATTTACTTACTACTGCCTCCCTAGTTCTCAAAAACTCATTTACTAAATAAAAATCTTTATCCATAATAGATAAATGCTCCTTAGCTCCGCCTTTTCTATACACAATTACCATATTCTCCTTAGGTTTTCTGGCTCTAAGTACCTCATACGCTCCTACTGTAGGTATAATCAAATAGCCCTTACTTTCCAGAAACTCCTCAAACGCCTTTAACTGGCTCATGTGTAGCATATTTCTGATAGCCATATTATTTACCCTCGCTTTCTTCTGGTACTACCTCCAGTATTCCAGCCTGTGTAAGCTCATAGATAGTATCTGTTACAATATCCAGCTCTGATCCTCCTACATGATAAGTACCCTCTACTGCTACATCTACATACAAATCTCTGTGCTCTGTCCTTACTGAGATCTGTACACATGGAATATCATAATCCTCTGCAATATAAGCAATCTTACTAGGCTCATCTGCATCCATTAAAAACTTATGGTACCATTCATGCTGATACTTATAACCGATACCCTCTAAACAACGCTCTCCAGCATCCGCCCACTCTTTACCTGTCTTAAATCCGTACTTTTTAAGTTCCTCTAAATCAATACCTGCTTTTACTCTTAAACTCATATTATTCTGCCTCTCTTTCTTCTAATCTCACTCCGCCATACTCCCAGAGATCCTTTTTCATCTCATCCATATCTAGCTCTCCATTTTGCCAGAGTTCATAGTACTGTAATACCAGCTCTGTAAACTCTGGTATCTTCTTTGCATAGGTCTTTTTCCAGTAATGATCCATGAGTACCTCCATAGGGAGTACTAAGAGTAATGCCATAGCTGTATTTATGGCGTCCTCCATAGCCTCCTGTTTGATCCTCTTAAGATCCTCCTCTGTTACCTGCCTTACTGCATTATGGAGCTGTGATCTGGTTAGATTATAGGTTTTTACCTGTTTTCCTTTTTGCTTTTCAAGTCTACGCCTCTCAGCTCTACCCACACTTAACACTCCTCTCTCATATAAATCTTACTGGCTCTCATACCCTTTTTACCCTTAAGATCCCACTTACTGAGTTATCCTCTATCTGAGGTAATGTATTTACATAAAGCTCTATACCTAACTCCTCTCGGAGTTCTCTGTTTATACTCTCTAAAGGAGCGTTTACAAGATAATTCAACTCACTCATAGTAGTAGCTGTAAAAGGCTTTCATATAAAATCTTCCATTACACCTACTCCCTCATCTCTTGCCCTGCTCCACGCCTCCTTAAGCAAAATCATTAACCTACTTACATCCATGATATACCGCCTCTACTTTCCACCGCTTAAGAAACTCCTCTAGGCTACCGTAATGCACCCAGTATCTAAAACGCTCTCCAAAAGCTACTCTTAATCTGGGCTTACCATTCCACATTACAGAAATTGTTTTGATCTTATATACTTTACCGCTCTGTAAGAGTTCATTATCTACCCCTATGTATCTAGCTTTTATCATCCTGCTCCTCCTGTACCTGCATATCCTGTAATCTGGTTAGTAATCTACTGGCATCCTTAATAGCTAACTCCAGATCTATAGGATCCATCTTTCCACTAAGCCTCTGCTCCAGATCTGTTACCCAGCTATCATTATCAAACCATCTCCACGGTAAAATACCAGCCTTATCTAAGACTTTCTTAACGCTTTTCCACGCCTGTAGCTCTTTCTCTGCACTCTGGAGGCTTTTTAACCTCTTTTCTGCATCCTCTAAATCCTTTGCTAACTTTGTGCCTAATCTCTGCCCTATGGCACTCTTTACTACCTTATCCTCCAGATAATCCTTACAGTACTCCGCCCTGTCATTGTAAAATGGGATCCTATCCTCCTCCAGCCGACTAAAGATAATGTACTTATACACTCCTACAGGCTCCTCTATCTGCCTGTACAATGCCTTTTTAACAGTTCTCAAACCCTTAGTATCTGGATTAAAATAGATAAGCCCTACATGATCTGGGAGCTCCTCTTTCTTTACCAGCCCCTTAGGTACTACAAAATAAAACTCATTACAGTACTGTAGGTATAAATGCCACTTATTATCCTGTAGAAAATCATTTCTACTCACTTTGATCTCATAGCCGATAATATTAGGCTTTGTATAGCTCTTTGTGATAGCCAGCCCATCAAACTTAAGTAGCCCCTGTGGATCTGGAAAATAAGTACTACAGGTTTTACACTCGGTTATAAAATAACTGGGCTTTCCATTATGAAACTCTTTAAGAGCCAGCTTTATATCTGTACTGGTTACTTTCTGTGCCACTTTGTTTACCTCCTTTGTTGTGATACTTAACTTAATCACAATCGGTAAGTATTTTTAGAACAAAAAAAAAGAGGATCCTAAGATCCTCTCTCTATCTGGTATTAAAACTCCAGCACATTCTCCTCTATGAAAATATCCTTATGCACATCTGCCTTAAATGCTAAGAGTGCTCTGGAGGCTCTTAGCATTACCTCCTCATCTCCCATCATTTTAGCCCCTGTGTAAGTGTTCTCCAGAAAGTCTATTACCTCCCGTTTCTGCTTTTCATTATCCATATATACCTCCTATAAATCCTCCCAGCCCTCATATCCCAGCTCTTTTAATTCCATCTTACTCTCCCAGATAGCATCCATTAGATTATCTGCCTCTATATCCTCTGGATCTGTGCTACACTCTAATGCTACCTGTAGCATTTTTATATAATCTATCAGCTCTTTTATACGCTCATCCATTAAGCCCTCCTATTTGAGTAAATCTTTTACTCCTACTGTAGTTTTCTTATATACAGCATTTTTTACAGCCCTCTTAGGGCTCTTTGCCAGCCCTACACCCTTTTTACCATACAGAGGATTGACTGCTTTCTTTACCGCTCTTTTAGCCTTACCTGTAGTACTTGCTTTGATAGCCTTTTTAAGGCTAGGTTTTCTTACTCCGATTTTCATATAATCCGCCTCCTACTCTATAGATCCATAGATACTCATATACTCTATATTTCCATTAAATTTACTGGTTTCTGTACTAAATCCGTCAAACTCTATAACCCTTGTAGCATCCGCTAAAACCTGCTCCCAGCATTTCTCTATATCGGTATCACTAAAAGGCTTTACAAATCTCAGAAACGCCTCCTTATACTGCTCCAGATCCTTACACTCTAAGTATACTGTTACCTTAGTTCCTGTAGCTGATATAGTAGTTTCCTCTGTTTTGAGTTTTATCTGATTTTTATGTACACTACCATGATGCTTATAGGGCTCAAACTGATCCGCTGTTATCTCCTGCCCCACATTAACCTCATTATACCTATTCAGATATAAATTGATCTCCTCATCGTCTGCATAGATTACAGATAGCTCCTCCGCCTCCTCTGTAGCTGTTTCTGGCTCCTCTGTTACCTCTGGAGTACTTTCTATAGCCTCCGTTACTTTCTCCGCCTCTATGGGCTCATTTACCTTAGCTGTATTTCCACAGGCTGATAAGGATAGTGCAATACCTAAAGCTATTATTACGCTCAATCTCTTTATCATGTAACCACCTACCTTTTTATATAGTGGTTATATTATAACTCATTTATGAGGCTAACTCAATAACCATCCTAGCCCATGCTCTAGCATCATCCTCCCCATACATCCTGTACACACAATCCTTATAAGGGATCCTGTAATCCGCCTTAGGATCATTCTCTACCAGTAAATACTTATACTGTGGCTCCCTTGCCTTATTTTGTAAGTGGTGCCTAAATTGATGGAGAAAACCCTCTAAGGATGGCTCCCCTAAGAAAATCTCCTTTGTAGAGTGTACATAGTTATCATCTCTTACCCACGCTGTAATAACAGGGATCTCTACGCTATATACCTCCGCTAGCTCTGTATCTAGCTCTCTGATTATCTCCAATCTCTGGAGAGGTGTAGCGGATTTATAACCCTTTGCCAGAGCCATACTAACAGGCTCCAAAGCTTTACACTCCTTAAATAACACTTTATAGCTTTCTACTCTTTCTATTAGATCCATATGCTCCTCCTACTCTACCCACTCTAAACCGCCTGTATACCTGCCTCTGTGGGTTATTAACTTATCTGGATACACTCTCTTTAGATACGCTATATCCGTTCTAAGTGTTCTCCTAGATACTCCTAACTCCTCTTGTAGCTCCGCTGTATTTGTACACTTAGCCTCCTTAAGGATACTTATTATCTGGAGCTGTCTAGCATTTACTCCGTGTATACTCATCTCTTAGCCCTCCTTATGGAGGAGTTAATTAACTCCTCCCTTGTCTTTATAATTTTACCGCATCCACTTTACATCTCTGTAATATAGTCTGCTTAGTGCCTTTATAGTCGCTATGCTCCTTTACAGTTCCTCTCAATCTTACCTGTGATCCCTCCGCTATGTTGAAAAATGCTGAGGTGCTTTTCCAGATAAAACAGTTACCAGCATCATCTCTAAATACATTGATCCCTACCGTATCTGTACCCCATCCTGCATAGCTAGGGATCTCATAAGTAGATCTTTTCTTAAAAGTTACTACCAGATCTAACCTCTCTCCTACCTGCCCCACATACTGGCTAGGATCCTCCTCTGTAGGGATCTTACTGTTAAGTACTGCCTGTACCTCTGTAAGGTCTTTCCAGCTCATTGTACCGTACTCTGGATAGATATTAAGGCACTCCTCATAACTAAGCTCTATTGTAGGGTATCTATCCTGTTTCTCTAAGAAATACCAGTTAATCCCTCCTCTATACTTTGCTCCTGCCTCCCTAAGCTCCTCACGGATCTCATAGGTGTTACCTGTTACTACATAGATCTTACCCTCTGGATTAAATCCGTATTTCTCAGCTATTGCTAAACAATTGTTATTAAACTCCTCTACCTGCTTAGCCCTCTTAGCCTCTGCTCTCTTTCTAGCTCTCTCATCCAGCTTAGCTCTATACTCTGGAGTATATTCTTTTTCAATAACTGGAGTAGAGCTTTCTCCAGTTCCTCCGCACTCATAACAAGTCCAGCCTGTAAAAGCCCATTTATCAGATCCTCCAGCTCCTCCACATCTAGGGCAAGTGTAATTAGCATAATACTTAGTACCGTTTTTATCGGTTCTCAGATAAACGATCTTAGCCATCTTTACGCCTCCTCATAATCCATATCCCATACAAACTCATTCTCATCTACCCACTCCCAGCCATACTCTCTACAAAAGCTCTCAGCCTCCGCCTCTGTTTCAAACTCTGTAAAGTATTTCTTTGTGCCTCCAGCACTCTTAAGATAAACTATAAACATATTTCCCTCCGATCTGGGAGCCCTTAGGCTCCCAACTCCTGTACATACTCCATACCATCAAAGCTACAAAAGCCTCCAGCATCTAAAATACTCTGTAAAGCTCTTTTCCCTCCACAGGGAATATATGGAGCTAAAATACCAAACTCATCTCTATCTGAGCTAAAAGCTATGTAGCCCTTGCCCTCCTCATAGAGGGCATATCCTGTAACTACTCTAGCTATTCTATCTGTACCAAACTTAGCTCCTTTTAATCTCTTAATAACCATCTTACTTACCTCCTGTTTTTCTTCCTCAGCATCTACCAGCTCAATCTTGCTGATTAAGGATCTCCAGTAAAATACTCTACCATCCTCTGTTACTAAAAACTCCTTATGGAGCTTGCTGTTTTCCTCTGTGAGATCATAGGCTCTACACTTAACACATTTCTTATCAATGTACTCTACTGTGTAATCTTCAAACTCTGCGTTTTCTTCCAGATAAGAGATAAACTCTTTAACTGTAAGCTGATCCATAAGCTCCTCTGTAGATCTCATAAACTGTACTCTGTATCTGTTATCATCACTGTTTTTATATCTCATATTGTTTACCTCTCTTTCAGTTCGTATCTAGTTCCTTACCTCACTTATAATATACACCCCCTATATAATAATGTCAACACTTTTTATATATCCCCTGTATAAAATAATAGAGGAGGCTTTTTACTGCCTCCTCCTGCTCTTATTTCCAGAAAAATCTATCTACAGATACTCCATAAAATTTAGCCAGATTGTAAAGTACTGTAGCCTTAGGTATCCGTGTACCTGTTTCCCACCTGCTTATACTTACCTCTGTATATCCTGTACCTTTTACCACATCTTTTAGAGTGTATCCCTTTTTCTCTCTTACCTCTCTAAGGTTATGTG